TCTTTATACTTTTCTTTTCTAGGAATAACTTTCGTTTTATCTGAATGCATCTGAGTAGATGCGTGTGAGGGTGTTTCTTTACGAGCTTTGACTTCTGGTTTCTTTTTACCGAATGCAAGTTCCCATCCGTCAGCATAGGCTTTATCGTTTGCGTTCCTTCTTTCAGAACCTTTGCCACCATGCCACTGTTTCATTATCTTCTCTTTCTTATTGGGTTCTGTAGAGCTCGTTTAGCGTTTAACTTCTTCTGTCTCTTTAAATCTTGATTCTTTTGATTCTTAGTATCGTTTGGTTTCTCATGATACTGTCGTTGTCTTATCTCTTGTACTATCTCTGCCTTATCACATGCTCTTTTAAATCTCCTTAATAGACTATCAAACGACTCCGTTTGTTTCGTTTTAGGATTTAATTTTGGTGTTACATTTGGCATATAATATTTCTCTTAAAAAGTGTACAGTCGCCCCAACGCTTACAGCAACCCGCTCTGTACCGATTATCCCGCTTTTGCTGATAACCTTTCCCCTACTTCGATGCCCCCATATCCACGGCCGAAGTTTGTAGTTGCATTCAAAAAACACATAATATATAACAACTACACCCTACAAAGAAATTAGCTGTCAGCTAACTTCTTAAAGTAATCCATCGCATCATCTTCATCGCCTTCGGATGTAGATTCTACTGATGAGATTACAGGTTCTTCTGCTACTGTTTCAGTATTAACTCCAGACCATGGCACTTCTTCCATGTCGTCTGCAATTGATTCAGCAGTAGAATTTGCTACAGCACCTGCAAGACCGAGAACTCTATCGAGTTTCTCTTTAAGTTCTTCATAAGACTTAAACTTACTAGGTGATATAATCTCCGATAGACTCTTTGTAGACATAGCGATATTTTCTAATCTCGCCTCATCTTCAAATAGATTCGCAGGTGAATCAAACTCTGATTTGTCATAGTTCCAGTAGCCGTCTACTTTTCTAATCTTAATCTTAAAGTTTGCACCTTCGCCTCTTAAGTCAAAAGGATTAATAGCAGACTCATCTTCGAATGCTGGAGAGATAGCCTCTTTCAACATTTCAAAAATCTTCTTACCATATCGGTACTGAAATACCTTCCCTTCATTATCAGGATTCTTGGGGTCTGAAACTACAAAGATGTTAGAAACATAATGAAGCCTACGCTTCTGTTTTCTAGCCATTTCTTTGTTGGCTTCAATTCCTGTGTTCCACAACGATGTGTTGTATTCACTTACAGGGTCTTTTTTACCAATGGTAGTCAAAGACTTTTCGATATACCAACCACCTGGACCTTGGAAACCATGGTCGAAGTAAGATACCCATGGCATCTCATCTCCTTCTGGTGTTGGCAAGAAACGAACTACTGCATAACCATTACCACTCTTATCGAGTTCAGGTTTCCAGAAAGTATCGTCTCCGTAGGTTTTTTTATCACCTTGAGCTGGTGATGCAGACTCCATGGCCTGTCTGAGCTTATCTAACGATGTTGACATTGTATTCTCCTATTGTATTCATATCGCATTATATCAAAGACTCTAGGCCTTGACCTAGAATCCACTTATCTTCAACTTTAAATCGAGATAATAGTTCATTATACACGATTAAGTCAAATCCTTCAATGGGGTTTTTAAAATAAACCTTAATTTCAGGATACTCTTTATTTATGTGTTCCATAAGGCTCACAAATTGAGATTGTTGAATATCTAGTACGCCTGAATCATGTCTGTATTCATCAGCGTATGTGTAGTGGTCTTCTCGACCATATACATTGGCAGATTCATTAAACTGTAGTGAATCATAACCAACTAGACATATGTTTTTGTATCCATGGTGTACTGCATATCCTAATGCATATATTCCACAATACATGTTCTTGAGCAGTTCATTTTTATATATAACTATGTTATCTGCATAGGCCCGATTGTATCCAATCATATAGGACCTCGTCTCTTCACCAAACTCATAAGATGTTTCTCCTTGATACACAAATGCATCATCATCTGGAAGTCTCGTTTCGATTATTGTTCCTGGTAACCCTAGTTTCATCATGTCCCACATATCTATAGGGAGTTCATTCCACTCGGCGAAACACACCTTACCTTTCTTATAGTACTCTTCTTTTACACATTCATTCTGAGGAGATACATCTTGCACAAACACCATATCTGGTGAGTGTGTTCTGTATATCATATTCATTCCCCACCACTCAGATAAAGTATTAGGGTCTATGTTTTTTCTTGACGGACCATTACCCACTAAGTATAACATGTCTAAGTTGTCTTGCATAGTTTTATAAGTTTTTGTTTATAGGTGTTGATGTTATAATTCATAAATGACTTATACTTATCAATCTTGTTTATTGTATCTGGATATATCAGTGTTTCTGATATAAGATTATTCCATTTCTTACTGAATTCAGTCACATCATCTAGTATACACATTGTCTCTAGTGATATGTTCTTACCAAGGAACTGTTTGAGTAGATAGGGGTGTTGTCCGTTTGTTACAGTCAATACCTCTTGTATCGTTTTCTTCTTTAATAGATACATCATGTCTTGTTCAAACTGATAAGATAATCTCTGTTGTCTTTTCTTCCAATCTAAGTAGAGTTTCTTAGATTCATTTTCTAGTAAATCACCAACCCACGCATCTTTCAATGATAGGTTGGCAACATAGAAGTCAAGTAGTTCACTCTTATATGTTCTCGCCAGTTTGGCAAAGTGATACTTGTCTTTTCGTTTCATGAAGGATGGTAAGTCTGCCTTGACCTTACCATTGTATTTGATGAAGTCATACGATGCTGAATTAAAATGTAATTTAATTCCTAAGTATAACTGATAACTATCAAATCCTTCACGACTCGACATTACTTATTCACTATAATCTTTTTCTTCTTAGGTACTTGTATACCTGAAAATGCGGTCATATAAGCTTCTTTTACATCTTCGTTTGTCTCACAAACAAAAACATAACTATTAATTTGCATGTATTCAGGATCCACTTTACCTGTTACTGCAACCCCTTTAGCAAAACCCATGCCACCGTTAGGCGCTTGTACTATCATGCGTGGGTTGTCTAATCTGAGTCCTGTTTCTGACTCGGCGTATTTACCAATGTACTCACCACTCATGGTAACTACACTTACTAAATCTCCTGCTTTCATATTTTTCTCCTTAATAACGGAACCCATATGGGTTCTCATATGTTAATGCTTCAGGTATATCCTTTGCATCTCTTACTAACCAGTAAAAAACTATAAAGTTTAAGCCTGGTACTATAAAACCTAACTGCCACCAACCACTATGACCTCTGTCATGTAATCTTCTTGCTGTTAAACATATACTTTGTACAAGAGTTACAAGTGTCCATAACAATACTAACACTCCACTCTCTTTCATTTCTCCCCATGGTTCTAGTATACTAAAGAATGTAAATCCTAGTACATAGTTGTCCACTAGTGCAAGTAAACCAAATACAATCATGGCATACAATGTAAACCACCAGTACTCGGGTCTATCTGACCTTCCGTTAATATCTGTCGCTCTCGTGACCAACACCGTCTTCATTGTATCAATGAAGTGTTTAATTATATTCATATTTTCCTTTATGTTGATATAAAACTTTCAAGTGAACCACGACTTGCCTTCTCTCTGTTAATCAGTTTTAGTTTCTCTGCTTCAGCAGTCAACTTCTCCTTTAACGGAATAGAAAGTAATCGTTTAGCACCTTCTGGTTCTACATTATTATTCTCGCACACTCTAAGTATTGCACTCATTATGTCCGTCTTATTACCTACAAGTAATCTTTCTACTTGTTCTGTAAACTCTTTTCTACTTATCATTAAGACCGCCAAGACTAAAGTGGTATTCTGTCATACCCTTTCTGTCACTAAACCAATCTTCATATACATCCATAGTATCGGCTTCTGTTAATATTTCAAAGATAGCCTCACTCTTAAGTTGGCCATCGTATTCGCCTTGAAGTAATTCTGTATCTTCTTCTAATGAACCTGATTCGATATACTCGTGTACTTCGTCTTCGGTTACACCACACTCGTCCAACCATCCACTATCGATGTGTTTTTCTTTTTTGACATACACGGTATGGTCTTCCGTTAGTGTCATAATTATATCACTCATAAACTTTCTCCAAATTTATTTTCTCTGAACCATAAATTAAATGCATACTTCTCGCCTTCTAATACAGGTAGACCTGCATGTTGCGATAGTATTTCTCGTTTATTGGTATCTGGTTCAACATTATACCATATAACGATTGTGCCTCTCTTTGGTTGAACATTAACTCCTAATCTATTGAATCCTGTTTCACCACCTTTCGGTACATCTCGTAAATAACCTAATACAGTTATCATTCTCTGACCCATTTGGCCCATATATAAATCATTGTATCCTTCGTCATTCTCATCAAAGGAGTCCCAATGATAATTGTATTCTTGTCCTTCTTTGTAATGTACAACCTGAAATGGTTCTGCATTCTCTAAAGGCATACGAACTGTATCTGAAATTCTATTTGCAACACCAAGTATAACATCGTTGGTGTGATGTGGCAACCAGGTATTTGAACCTGTTCGACCTTCATGTTTCATACCCTTGCCGTCTGGACTCGCAACCTTTGATGACTCTAAAGATGCAAGTGAATGTTGTAGAATGTGTTCGCATTCATATTCTGTCATAAAGTCGTGAACGATACTTATCATGTGAGTATCGTTATTAGAGATATTAATCATATGCCGTATAGATTCTTGTATTGTTCTCTTAGTTGATATAGTTCATCAACATAGTCTTGAGGTTGTGCCTCGAATATCTGGAAGGTATTCATACCTTCTACACCAACTATTGCAGTGATGTTGTCGACAGCGTGACCTGTCATCTCTTCTACCATGATTGCATATGCAGTCATTTGTATGTACCATGGTTTCGCCATGTATTCTTTTTTAATCTTAGAAGATGATTTAAAGTCTATAATAGATAACTCATTCTCCCATAGCCCTACGCAATCGACTCTACCTGCCATTCTCAATTCATTGGAGTAGAGAGGTGCCTCTAAGGCGATAGGTATAATTTCATCTAATACTGGTTGAACTGCCTTGAACATTCCTTCTTGTAGAATGTTTTCAAAGATTATTTCTTTCTTATCTTGTCTTAGATAGTCTTCTACATGTTGATGAAATTTAGTACCTCTGTTGGTTGCGGCCTTGGTAATCTTGTTCGCCTCTTCAGCGCCAACTCGTTCTCGCCACAACTTAATATGTTCTCTATTGAGAATGCCTGTGACTGTGGTGACTGATGGATACTTTATAGTACCTTCGCCGTCTGTATAGTATCTTTTACCATTCTCGTACATGGTACTAAGTTCTATACTCTCTAATTCATGCAGTTCGCATATCGGTGCTGTGTTCATAATTTACTTTCCTTTGTTTTGGAGTTTGATGTGTTTTCTAACGACCTCTCTGGTCTTAGATTCTTTGACACCCATACCATTGTATCTTTTGTCAACATCACTTCCTGGATATGCCTTACCTACATTTGATAAGACTTCTTTAAACCCACCGTCAATCTTAACTCTATCCCCTACGCCACCTGTGGTTGGGGGTGCAGTTAATATGACTTGTTTTAAGTGTGGGTTGTCTTTCTTGAATTGGTCGAGTACTTTATAGGACATGAATCGTTCTTCGATACATCCTGTCTCTGAGTTTTCGAAATCGTAACTAGGCATTTAACTGTTCCTCTACAATTTGTCTGACTTTCTTTTCACTGTACCAAAGGCCACTAAACAGTTGTTCTGTTCCGTCTTTCCATTGTACATAATATCTTTTGTAACCGTAAGGTCTTTCTGAGAAGATTCTAACTTCTCCATAATTTTCTACTAATAATCTCATAACATAAATTGTGGGACATCTCTTTTAGTCCACTTCGCAAAACTTTTCTTGTATTCTTTGTAGTATTTATGATACGCATCTATAGCGCTTTCTGCCTTGACATCATCTGGCATACACTGTGGTGGTTCTCGCCACACACCTAGTTTGCAGTTATCTGGTATGTTGTTTAGTAACTGTCTGAGTTTAGTATCTGTCATATGTGTTTTGCCGTAACGGTAAGTATACTCGTCACATAGATTGGTGAACATGTCATATGCATATTGATACTGTATTGCATTTTCACGAACCCATACAGTAGACGGATGATTGATATGAGATGCCTTGTATAAGATATCTTCTCTGTCATCAAGCATACGCCATCTCTGTAATCTACGACCATTCTTAGACAAACCATAATACGACTCGCCGTCTAACATACGATGTGCAGTAGATAACATCTGAGCGTATTCGATAATCATCTTAACTACATGTTTGTCGCAATGCAGTGTAGCGGATATATCTGGTTCTTTGTCTAAGTAAAATAAATTCATAGTGCTTTAATCTCTTCTAGGTACAGTTCAACTTTTTGCCACCCTAGATAACCTATAACATCTTGCGTGATAGGAGTATGGTAACACAACTCGTCATCACTGTCAAGTACCGCAAGTTCCCAAAGACCATCTTTTCCGCCATAAGAGAAATCATGTTTCACGACACTAGCGCCGTAACCATTTTCAAATTTATAAACATGTTGCACTCCTGTATCCATGTAATTAGTATCTATCAAATATTCTCTCATTGTTTTCTCCTTACTTGTAAAATATATGTTCGTTAATAACGACTGTTTCGTTTAGTGTTCCTGCCCAATACGGATTGACATAAACATTATGATAGTGAGTCGCACCTTCTGTAATGTCAGGATAGAAACCATCTACGACATCTCTGGCAATCAATAGACACTCATCGAATGTCTTTGTATCTAAAGGTACATCTGATTTGCCATCGCAATACCAACTGAACTGACATTGATTAATCTTAGGGACTAGTTTGCCTTGCCAGTTCTCTCTTAACTTTGCATCATAGACTACGCCACAAATATCTGCTGGGTATGAGTAATGTTGTGTTCTATTCAATACAACATTTGCTACTGCAACTTTACCAGCGAGTGGTTGATTACCTGCCTCGAAGTAAATGTTTTGTGCAAGACAATACTCTGAACCATTTTCATCTGAGGCCATAACTTGCATACTCATAGCACCACATAGAAATCCTAAAAAGGCACCTAGTGTAAAACTTATATATCTCATTTTCATATTAACACCCACTCGTTGTATGTGCATATTCTTCTGAACAATCCTTTGTACCACATACACATGTATCTAACTCTAGTTCATCTTGAAGGGGATTCATATCTTGAGCATTGGTTGTACCATACTCACAAAGATTCATGACATCATCAGCAGTCAACTTGCCACCTGTTTGGTGTGCAATCAGTATTGCACTTTCGTAATTAAGCTGCGTCATAATCGTAATTCCTTTCGCCGTTGTGATTCTGACCATTCTGATTATAGTTATCAAGAATCATGTTAAGAACATCTGGTGCATAGTAAGACTTACCACCGACATTCCACTGACACTCTTCAGTAGGAATATACCCATACTTCCAAGCATAGATGGTGACAGTATCATAGTTCCAGTCATCGTAATCTATCTCATCGATGTTTTGAGCATCGTACCACTTAGTATCAAGAACCCACTCACATGAGACTTTCTCATATGGGTCAGCATTAGTAAATGTTGGTGGCCCCAACACTTCACACAACCTCGAATAGGTTGTCGTTTTATATCCCTTTAAGGATGTACCCGCCGAACACATGTCCGGTGAAAGTACTTCATAGTCTTTTATTATCATAATTTATCTCCTATCTTAAATAATCTGGACCGTACATTCTAGATGTACCTGGTTTTACTTCGTAACCTTCGTAAAGATTACCCCTTGGTTTGTTTAGAGCAGGCGTTGCCCAACCAGCAGACTTGAGAACATCACCAACTTGGAACTTATCGTTGCCTATGTTGATGAACCCCCATACTGAACGAGGTTGGTCATCTTCTACTGTAAATATTTTAATGTATTTTTTGCCGATTGAATAATCGTGCGATAATGAATCACGAGTATGTTTCCACTGCATGTGATTCGCATGAGTTATGTCTTCACATAAATTCTCAACTAGTTCTACTAGTTCTATTGCTTTAGTTTCTGCTGTCATTACGAAATACCTCCAACGATTAGTGCGAATAAGAAGAGTGACATTCCTTGTAAGAAGTCAGTATCTAGTAGCCCGAGGTTTTTTATTTTTTTCATAATGTCTCCGTGTTTTTTCATTATATACATAGTATAACAAAAAGTGACACCTACTGTCAACCTCTACCCATTAATTAAAACCGTGCGACATACGCTTCATCGGTTTCCATCATAGAACGGTTCAATGCAACCTGTAAGTTAATCTTCTCAGCATACATATGAGCTTCCATTTTAGAATAGAATATCTTAGAACATAGTGGACGATTAGTGTGTAAACATAGTAGACGATAATAGTACTTCATTACTCCACCGTCCATGTCATAGTCATAGGGTAAAGAACGATATCAATGGGTGCATCCTTGTCTATCTTAAGTGCATCGTACTCTTCCTGTTCGATGCGTTCATGTGGTGTCAACCATGTAGCGTCTTCTAAAAACTCTTTGTCTGTCCAGTTCTCTGGTAGTTGTTTTGACATTTCTTTGTTCCTTTCTTCTCTCAGTGAGGTAGTATTATCTCAAAAAGTGACACCTACTGTCAACCCTTTAGGTCTAAATAACCTAATAAAGCTGTGCGTTCATTTTTAGTTAGAGAACTGGGACCTATGAATCTAGTATATGTTGTGCCAGCTGTGACCATCTTGTTACCTGCCGTTACGGCTGCGTTCCATAGTAAGTCATCTTTTGGGAATAGTTTGTTTGTTTCTGCAAGGGTAATCATCTCCCTGCCAATTGATACGATTTTTTGTACTGCTGGTGAATCACCGTAGTACGACATGTTTTTGCCTGCATTTAATACTTTCATTAGAACTCCTTGTTCGTTAATTAAGATACTAGTGTATCAAAAAGTGAGGTCTGGAGTAAACCCTTTTTACAAGTTTTTTTGTAGGTCGTCTAATTCTTGAATTTTTGCAGTGAGTATATCTAATCTGTTAGGCCAATAGATATAGTCCTTGTCTGAATCTTTAGCAAGATTCTCAAGTAGTGGTCTGATAAAGTTATCTAACTTGTTTATAACTTCAGTTGCTGTTGTGGTCTTTTCAACTATCTTAGTGTCAACAGATGCAAGTTCATCTGCGTCCATAGCTGTAAATCCGAAATCGTTGTATTTTACTTCTGGCATAATACTATTTAGTGAATCTCTCCATATCTTTTAATGACTGTTTATCTGATTGTACATCTCTGTAGTTTGCATGAGCTTGTATCGTTACATCTGGAATCTCATACTCTGGATAAGATGTAATCAGTTTGTAAATTAAACCTGCGACATCTTGGTGACGAACACTAGGTAAATTATCATGATTGAGTAACCCTAAATTAAGATTGGTCATCTTGTATTGTTTCTCTGAGTTGTAAGTTAGATTATTTGCAAGATGATTGAGTTGTGCTTTCTCTGAAGAATACATATATCCTTTTGATATGTTTGGTTGAGCTGCACGACTAGAAATATTAATAATGAACTTATCATTATTATACTTCCATGCCTCGTGGGCAATCATAAGAATCTCTGCCTGGTCATAGTGTGCAAGATTGATTAATACATCGCAAGGTTTGTATCCGTCAAATATCCAACAATCAGTTCCGTTCATAGTAATGTCATCGCATCTGATTGGCGCCACTTCAATCGTATCACCTTGATAAGGTGTCGATTCGAGTGTGTCTTTAATTATCTTTGCAAGACCACTAGTTCCTGTTATTGCTATTTTCATAATACTCCTTAATAATATCAAACGATGGTTTTCCAAATAGTGAACCATCTACACTACATTTGTTGCATGGGGAAACTGTTCTGTTTCCTTTCATCAATCTCTTTCTAATCTTTGTCATTGGTTTACTAAACCAAACTTCGTGTAGGGTGTCTTGTAATAGATTACCAACAACATGTTCTTTACCCCAATCGTTAGAACAGAACAATACATCTCCGTTCCAGTCTACAAACATTTTATAGAATGGGTAGTGACATGGTTTGCCTTGTAGGTCCGTAACACTTGACTCTTCTACACCAACCCAATCCATAACACCACTACGATTGTTTAGTATGAGTCCATGTTTCTCAAAGTCACCCCAATGCATTCTGAATTTGTATTTGTCAGGAAGTATATCTGCCCATAATAACAGTTCTTCAAAGACGGCCATTTGTTCTATGCCGTCATAGAGATTGATATAGATTAAATCTAGTCCTGACTTATGAAAGAGATTCTCAAGATAACCCATGGTGAGTTTATCTCCGTTAGTGTTACACTCTAAGGTCGCATCTGGCAGATGGTTTCTAAACACTGCAACAATTTCTATGAAGTTAGGGTTGAGTAAGTTCTCACCGAAACCAGAGAAAGATATCTTACCCTTAAAGTTGTTATCGCTCAGTTCTTGTGCAATTGTATTCGCACCCTTGACTGTTAGATGTAGATTCTTATTAGGATAAACTTTGGGGTCATGTCTAGGACAAAACACACATGTTCTATTACATAGTTCTGTTGTGTTAATCTCCACAGTGAGAATAGAATCTAAAGGTTGTGTACCTGTATTCTTCTCCCAATGTTTCTTTTCTTGTTCTCTACGATGTTCTAAGAAGTCGTATTGGTCGACTGCCTGTATAGGAATGTTCCTACTATCGTTCACACAAATCTACCTATTAAGTTCTGGTCTATTGTCCCAACGATAAAATTCTTTAGTCTCGTGGTCCCAATACCACCCACCGAACTGTTGCAGTTCGTATGGTGTATCTGATTCGTTATAGATATGTTGTTCTGGTGTTTTCATTATATGATACTCTGTTTGTTGTTGTATTTATTGTACTAGACAACACATCATATGTCTAGGTAGTTCTTCAGTATCATTTCTCATTTCTATTACATAGGATCCTTCTGAGAACATGTTATCAGGCACAACTATAAATTGAGCATCTTGATTGTCATCGAAACTATTAGTCTTAGGGTTGATGCCTTTACGATGTTTCTTATACACCTCACTTTCGTATGTCGGTGTTTGAGTAGTAAATGGTTCTAGTGATAATGAGAATGTTTTCTCGCCATGCTTATATACATTCACTTTGTCCCATGGTTGGTCGTGAATGTATCTAGTGCCTAGTATTGTTGAGATTTCTTGAGGCAAGTCAATACGAAGAAGACCAGTCCATGGTCGTTCTTCGTACTCTTTACATAAATCTTTCGTGTCGACTTGACAGAGGGTTAACTTAGAAGTAACCGCCGTCTTGGATATCGGGATTATCATTTTCACCTTCTTCACTTTCAGCAGATACAAATTCACCACTCTCTTGTAGAGATGAAATAAACTCGTCTACTTGTGTTAAGAAACTTGCAATCATTACTGCCTTAGTATCTTTAATATCTAATTTAAAATCTAACATAGTACCTTGTGCAAGAATGCCTGTCTTAGTCATTGCCTTAAGTTCTGACTCTGAAGGTATAGTAACTTCTTCATACTCTTCTTCTTCGACTACTGGTGCATTGTCAATTTTCTCTTGAGCGGCTGCAAGCATATCTTCTTCAGTGTCGTAAGTAGTAATAGTTTCTTTAGGTGTTTCATAACCAATATCTAAACTTGGTTCAGTAGGTCTTTGTGAATTACTAATTACAGGTGCTGAAGGAGCAGTTGGTTCTACAACTTCTCTTTCTTCTACATATACGCCATCTGCAATGGGTGTTCTTGTAGTTGTTTCTTCTTCTGTACTTTGTACATCTTCAGAAACAGTTTCTACATTTTGTTCTGCCCACTCTTTAAACGATGCTCTTGCATCATCAACTTTCTCTTGAAAGTCAGCAGAACGCTCAAGTGTTTCTCTATTAGAAATAGGTTCTAAGTCTGCCTGCATTGTTTCTGATTCACTCAACTCTGCTTCTGCCTTTGCGACTTCTTCTACCTTTGCAACTTCGTCCATGAATGATTCTGTTGTTGTACCACTTGGTGACCATTCGGGATTAGGTTCTGTCCAAGTCTCTTCTGAAGTTGATACTTCAGGTTCAGGATTCATGAATCGTGCCATTTGGAATGCACGAGACGGTGCCTTATCTACGGCAGGTGTAGGTTGAACTGGTGCAGTAGCAATGTTATCTTTATCTACTTGTACCATTGCATCAACTTGTGCCTGTTCGGTAGCAGTAAGAGGCGTTGCAGTCGTTCCTTTTTGAAGACCAACAACACCATCGTTGTTTAAGTCCATAGAAATGCCATGAGACAATAGAACTGCTTCCATATTTGAAAGTCTGTCTTCTGCTGTCTTTCTGCGTTGTCTTTCTTGTGTTTCACTATCACGAATTGCTTGAACAGCAGCTTCTTGTTTTGCGACTAGTTCGGCTTGTTCTTGTTCTGCCAAGTCTTGTAATCGTTTTTGTGCGTTTTGAATTTGAGTGTTGTACTCAATTTGTGCCTTATTGATTTCATCTCTAAGGACAACCACTGCATCTAAGTCTGCTGGTTTAATCATACCAGATTTCATCTGGTTGTCTAGCATCATTGTAATCACACCTAGAACTTGTGGATTTAATTGTGATTTAAAATTTTGAATTCTTTCTCGAATTCTATCTGACTCAGAAAGTTCTGGTACTACCATTGTTTCTGAAAATGTTGGTTCTGCCATTGTTTACTCCATGGAGTCCGACTCGACTAGAAAGTTCATACATCGGAAAGTATTAATAAACTTTCCCTTTTGTTCTATGTATAGTCTCTGCGGACAGTTATATTTATTTAAAATGCAACATCAGGAAAGGCCTTTTGACACATTTCCTTAGTTATGTTCTTGAACGGCCAAGTTTTATCTTTGACTAGTTCCATTACCTCTGCCTCTTTAGCAGGTATACTTTCCATTAACTCAATCCACATAGACTGTTTACGATTGTCTTTGATTTCATCAGTACAGAAATATTTGAATTTTCTAAATTCGAATCTTAATGATGTCGGTGTCAAATCACTATCCGGTGCATCGTTAGGTTTGTAAGGCGTTTTGCCTTCTGGTAATCTAGAAACAATTTGTTCATCAAATGCCCATTGACATACAGGTTTAACTGCACCATTGGTTTCACCAAATACTCTAAGACCATTAATTGCAAAGTCTTCATTATCTTGTGCAACTAAATCTGCCTGACATAGTATCTCGTATACATCTGCATCTTTATGAAGTGTAGTCCTTTCTGTAATAAGTTCTATCTTCGGTTTGTTTGGGGCGCCCTTAGGTCGTCCTCTTCCTTTCTTTAATTTTTCAATCATGATGTAAAGTTCTCCATCGTTATATTCTTGGTGGGTGTTTCCATTATTGAAAAGTCACCAATGTTATCTATTAATTGATTCAATCTTTGTGTGCGTAAATAGTCAAAGACTTTGCCCTTGACTGGTTCTACTTTAGAATATTCACTAAGAATTGCATCTTCTATTTTATCTGGAATCATATCGAAATCAATTAATGTTTGATTTCTTAAATAATTACGGTAGTATTTATCATCATTGCCGATAGTGATTCTGAGATATTTATCTAATATAGGTTTGCGTAAAGGCGTTTGTCTAATGCCTGCATCTAAACAATCATCGTTAGATAATATATTTGGTATGCCGTCTGACTTATCTCCCTTTAATATATGTTCTTTTAAAAACATATTTGCATCTTCACAATTAATCTCTTTGTTTAAATTAGGAGACCATTGTCTTACACCAGAATATTTGTGTAGTTGTTGAAAGTCTTTATCACCAGAGACAACCATAATGTCTTCTTGCATATGAAACTTCTTAACTATGACGGCGATGATGTCATCTGCCTCACACTTCTCAACATACAAATACTTGTACGGAAAGTTATCTCTTATTTCTTCTTTAACTTGTTGCAGTGTATCAAAGATTAAAGTCCAATCTCTTGCATCTGCCTCTCTAGACTTTTTACGATTCGCCTTGTATAAAGGGAAGTAGTCTTTACGCCATGTATTACCGGCGTCTGTACATAGAACAATCTGACCGTAGTCTCTGCCATATCTTTTCTGATAAGTTCTAAGTGAGTTTAGTATCATATGCCTAAGCATAGATTCGTTTATCTCATTATCGTTACTTTTCAGTTGAGCCATGAGGCCTGCGATAATGGTTTGTGTGAAGTCAATTAATATCATAATATTCTCTAGTTCTTTTAATGATACCAGTATACTCTATTAGAGGGTTGATTGTCAAGCAGGTAAATCAACTATTGAAACATTACCAGCGACACTGATTCTAACAGCGTTCTCTTCGTAATGTGCAAATACTACATGTCTTAACCAAGAAGGAAATATAATTATATCTCTACGCTTAGGTATGTGTTGATATCCAGTCCAGTTCATATAGTTGTCTTCGCCGTACTTTAGTTCAATCATACCAGCAAGTTTACGATTCGTGGTATCCTCACCTTGTACTTCATGTGGTGTATCATACTCATTGTCTTGTATTTCATCTATATGAAGTTTGTCTAAATCATTTCTACAATATACTACAAAGGAAAAATTACCTGAATGTGAATGAGGTGGATTAAATTCTCGTGCCTCTTGAATATTAGACCAGATGCCGTCTAGTTGCAATGGCATTCCAGATTCACCAGTAGCGTAATGTGAAAATCTATCACAATGCATTAATAGTTCATTGTGTAAATCTTCTGATATACCAGATGATAAGTCTGATTGTTTTAATATTCTTCCTGCAAGTCTACCAGATGCATCGAATTCAATCTTGCCACCTAGTTCTACTATGAGTTCATCTAATTCATTTACTGCAAACTCTGAAACCATATCTGTATAAACAGGAGGACCAAATGGGAATATAACAGGCATCTCATGTTTGTATTCATATGCCTCCTCTGTTGTACTATCATCACTTCGTTGAGCTGCACCAAGAGGGTCAAGTAAAACCTTTTCTCTTCTTGAGAGTTGTTCGTCTGCTTGGGTTCCTTTATTATCGATTGGTATTACTTTCATTATTTTTCCTCATGTAATTTTATAAAATATTCTGCATCAACACATACTAGTGGTTTCTTTCTATTCTTTTTAAATACTACTAGTGGTTCATACTTACCACAGTTTGCCTCTGACTGTTCATAGGCAGACCATATGTTGACCTTCTCTTGATTCTTACACTCTACTGAGTATGGGAAATATTCTCTTGATTGAACACCCATGATAACATCTTCACCAGATGAACCCATTGGTCTGGATTCCATGTCTTCTGGATTTAATTTTAGATGTTCTACTAATTTAGTAACAACCCACTTCTGTAGATTTCTACCCTTTGCTTTTGCTGATGATGTTTTCATTAAACTGTATACTCACTCCGCAGCCACATGCTGACTGCTCATTTGGATTTAAGAATTTAAAAAATTCATTTAATCCTTCTTTAACATAATCTAAAGTCATACCATTTAGAAATGGTTGACTGTTTGCATCTATAAGAAAAGAGAACTTACCGTAATCTAATACTTCGTCTCCTTCTCTTAGAATATCTTCTGCAAATACATATTCATATCCTGCACACCCACCACCTGTCACACCAAGTCTGACTTTAGGTACATTGCGTTCTACTAGTTTCTGAATTGCAATATCGGTGACTTCTATCATATAATTATTTAGTCATCTAGGCCAGGATAAAAGTTGTTATTTCGTTCTTTGTATCCATAAAAACTTCCGTCTTTCTCTACATCAAACATACCTTGACACCAATTGTCGGCACAGTCCTCTGCATATGATTCTGAATAAGTATGTAATTGTCTACACTCTATCAGTTTGCCATCTTCCATTAAGTCGACTTCGAAACCATTTTCTGATTTCCAGACTTCAGCACTTCTGTTATCGTTACGGTACATATGATAACTCTGCCTACTCATTATTATCCTTTGGTAAAAACTCAGTCTTATCTTTTATCGAGTCATAAGGTATATGAATTTCTTGGTCTTCTGGAATATATAAATGATTAATCATTGAACGATTACATGTATCGATTGCATCGTATACTGTTTCGACAATTGATTCGCCACCTAGATTAAATGATGTATTGAATATAATCGGTACACCTGTTTCTTCATAGAACCCTTTAATTAAATTATAATAGTTTGGGTTCTGTTCTTCTGTAACTGTTTGAATTCTACATGTGTTATCTGAGTGAACCAATGTAGGTATATCTTTGAGTGCCTTTGGTTTACACTGAAGTGCAAATGACATCCAAGGTGATTCTGGTAATTGCAACATGTCAAAGTATTCTTCTGCATGTTCTAACATAACTGTACAAGCAAAAGGTCTATAGGACTCTCTCTTCTTCACCATGTTGAGTATGTTCTTTGCATCTCTATGTCTAGGGTCAAACATAATAGAACGATTGCCTAACGCACGAGGACCCCATTCAGACTCTTCTTGGTATATACCAACTATCTGTTGATGTTCTATTAACTCTTCTAGAACAGCGTCTAGTTCTCTATGAATTTGTGTCAGTAGCATTCTCTTCTCCTTTTAATATACTTCTATGCATGTCAAGTGCAGCCCCAACTGCCGTACCACCATCGTGAGGGATAGGGTCAACAAAGAACTGAACATCTGGAAAGAGTTTCAAATACTTTGCATTGTTGGTGCAGTTTAAACTAAACCCACCTGAAAGGACAATGTTCTTGCAATTCGGAACTAAATCTAATGCCTTCTGAATAACTGTTTGTGCATGGTCAAGTGAATCATGTTCTAATTTATTTGCAGTCGTATGTTTATTCCATATGTTACCCATACTGCCATCAGGTTGTAATGTACCATAAGATGCCATACCCATAACTTTACCAGCGGCACGACCATGTTCGTCACAACCTAATGCGTAGGACATGTTACTAAAGTTCATACCCATACTCGGATAAGAAGTAAATACAGACTCGACACCATCGTAATCATAAGTCTCATCGTTCATACACATGAGAGGGTCTTCACCCCAACCACCCATATTCATATTATTTCTTAAATCAGATAAGAATCTATGATTAGAATATCTTTTATATAAGGGGGTGACTTCTTCATTTTTATAATGCCAGATACATTCAATCTCTTGATAACCAGGCCAGTCTTCAAAGTGAGTATTCCAACCACCACCGTCCCATGTGATGCATATTGCTTCTTCGTATGGGGATAGATGACTACCACACACAGCATGGAAGTAATGATGTTCTGGTTTGAACTCTACTCCAGTATCCTTAGGTTGTACTTGTTGTGAGATTGCCTTGTTAATATATTCGTCTTCATCTTCTTTACGAGTATTCTTTTGAAATACAGACGAACCATATTTACTTTGTATTGAAACTAAATGTTCATATGATAACTGTTGACTAGATATATCTTTAATGAGTGCCTGTTGCAGTTCCCTGTCATGCTTCACCTTGTCTGTCACATTGACCTTAAAGTCTCTCCTATCGAAGGAGGCGAACGCCAGATAGTCTGGAGAATGTAGTTGTTTGTGTTCGATACAGACGAGTCCTAACTCTTCGTAAGGTTCATCGCCATTATTATCTTCTGAGGGTGACCAATATTTACTTCTGCGACTTCGCTCTTCTTCGTAAACATGTTTGACAATGCCGTCTTCAACGACTGCCACTGCTGTGTCATGTGATGTATTCACACCAAGAATCACTGTTGGTTTGTTTTTCATAATATATTTCCTGTTATGAATTATTTTGTTATGTTATATTCTTTATTTAGGGCGTCTTGTGTCACCATATTTCTATGTAGAAGGTCGGCAACCATTTCAGAATGGCCAATTTTACGCCCTTGATACTCACCCATAAGATAAGAACCAGAAGCACAAACACTAATAAAGATAAAATGTATGATGTATAAGTCCATATTCTTATTTATAGATTATTATAATGGTCATCTAGGTCAGCATTCACTGATTTTTGATTTCTTTTAAAGATTTTATCGCCAAGAATGATGATTTTCTCTGTAAGACACCTCTTTTTCCATTGATAATGTATTGTCATGAACAAACCTGCCCATAATCCGAGTGAAAAAAGATACTTGAAGAGTATCCATGGTAATAATATGAGTTCTAACATTTATTTTCCTTCAAAATGGTGCTGAGTGTCGGGTTCGAACTGACGACCTACTGATTACAAATCAGTTGCTCTACCAACTGAGCTAACCCAGCGTGTTAAATTAAACTGGAGGGGTGGGAAAACACTCTCACGCATGTCGTGAATAAATTGTGGACTTGGTGATGTTCGTTTCCCTGCCCCTTACCCGAGCAAACCATCTATAAAAACAGATGTTGCCCCTATTAAAAGTAAACTGTAGATACAGTATACACTGATAAGCAGAGTTTTACTAGGCCCTTTTAGACTTTTTCTTTGCATACCCAGTGCCTTGACTGATTTCTTCGATTCTTTTCTGATTTCTTTTTTTGGATTTGTTGCGTAATCGCTTGGCTGCTGTCTCTTGAGCCCATTCGTTCTCATTGAGTGCGATATAATCATCACACCCTTTACCTAGACCACGAAGAAACTTAAGAAAACGGTTCTTTTCTGCCTTCGTCATCATAGAGTAGGCTTCAACGAAGTCTTCTTCAGTAGACACCAACTCAGAGATTAAACCATCCCACTCGTGGCGCATGAGTTCAACCAGTTTGCGTTTGTATTCTAACCCAGTAAGATACTTAACCATATCAAACTTAGTCTTATAACCGTTATCCATAAACTGGTCAATCTGATACTCAATCTCACCGAGTGCATCATTGACTTTGTTCTGCATTGCTAATTGTATTTTATTCATAGAGTGTATATATTAAACTAAAGATTTAAAGACTCCAGCGAGGAGTATAATAAACCCCACAGCGTTAAGTATAATCAAGGCTCTATCATTCCAGAGTATACCAACCAAAAGCCATCCGAAGACCCCTACGGTGCTGAGATACAAGTCGAAGAGACTAAACGCTTCCAGACCAGTTGCCCTTGCCGCCATAGAGGTGATAAGAAGAAGACTCGCACACCACTTGATGTACCATGCAAGATTGTCTTTACGAACCTGTTTCATTGCATCCATCCTATAATGATATTAATAATGATTATCCATACGCATAGTAGATTAGAACCCACTATAGACATACGAACATATGTAATAAGGACTTCATTGGCTTTGTCATACCCATCGTCTTTACCAAAAGACCCTAGTGCATGTTTAATTATCTTAAACCACCTTACTTCTTCCAATAGTCTTTCTCCCATATCAGAGGTATGTAAGTACCTGTCTTCTGCTCTTCATTCACATGTGTCATAAGATATAGACACACAACGCCTAGGAGACTCGCAAGGCCCAAGAAAAAAATTTCTAGACCACTCATAGTATTTCACCTAATATAAATGCTAGTGGTATAAACACATAGAGACCTATCAGTAATCTCTCTACTCTATCGAACTGTTCATTGGTTGGCATAATTATAATCTCCTAAAAAAAATTTACTTTGGCGTCTAGGTCATCCCGATGCCTTAACACTAGTGGACCAACGCTGAGGAATTCAGCTGGACTGTTTGTTAGACATACAGAGAGTCGTTCTAAGACGCTCTATCACTCTCCCCTACCCATAGGGGTGGAGGGGCGTTTTCATTCCCCTCCATGGATGTTCGGACATCAACCTCTGAGACTTTCACATATGCATGATATATTATAGGTAACTCTCAGATGAACCCTTTAATATACACCAGTATAACACTGGATGCAGTCATTGTCTAGTGGAATTTCTTAGAGACACCGCCGATGACTATTGCATCAACCTCTACCTCTCCTATGACACCACACTCACCCCTACTCAGGACACTAGCGTTCATCATCTCCCAACACTCATTGATATGGTCACCCATACACATAGCGAGCTGCATCTCTTTCCCATTAAGGTTTATCTCCACTGGTATACCAGTAGCGATATGGGTACCTTTCAAACCATTAACCATTTGTTACTCCATTTATTAACATGATGATACTCAAAGGTATACCGAACATGCATAGGAAGGCACAGAACGAACTGTTGCAAAACCATATGTCAATTCTTCTCAGTCTTCTTTGGTTGTTTGTCATCATATGGATACCATAACAAAAAGTGAGACCCATTGTCAACCCCTACAGAGTCCACACCCATGTCTACCTGGTAGTCATAGCTATTGCATGGAGTAGGAGTATCACACATCCAATCCACCCATGTATAGGGATGACTCCTTTGTGGAGTCACTTCACCTTGCACATGGACCTAACAGACATATGGTCCTTCGCCTGTTACCCTGTCTAATTCATATTGGTTGTCTCTCTCATGTATCCATAGTATCAAAAAGTGAGGGTCATTGTCAACCCCTGTCTGCATGGTGCAACACAGCGGTAGTGGGCACTATCCCCTCTCGTGTCCCTCTGAGGCGCCTCTCAACTAATCCTCTGTCCTGCTTCTCTCTACCACATCACGCTACCCATGTTTATTCGCTACTTCTCCAATACACATAAATATGAATATATTCTCACACAATTACACACTACTGCACACATTATATTATGAACCTACTCGCACTACTCAATAAAATATTCAAACCCTCACGGAAACAGGCGTTAGCGCATAGAGAGACATCTTTCACTATACTCAGTGGTCTCGTTACACAAGCACCTATCATCGTTCTCATCATGTATTGTATGCGTGAGGTGTTCAATGTAACAGACTGGTGGGTACTCTCATTAGTCAATATCACCTCTATGACAATCATATCTTATATACGCCTCTACTATACTCGTATGTACTTCTCTGGTAGGTACGATGATATTGAGGATAGACATTAGGTGGAGTTACCCTTCGAACATCATCGATATCCTTGGGATGAGTCTGTTATGGGTCGTCTCTATATTATACCTAACTTCTATTCGGATAGCGAGCTTGAGTATCTACGGACTATGGCGGTGAATCTTGGGGTGGTGAGTAGTGATGTTTACCCTAATCGGCGTGTTCCTTATGGTGCGTTATACCCTAAGGATAGCGGACAAGTATCTACGGTAGTGCGTGATACTTTTATGACTTCAAAGGTGAAGTGGTTGTATGAGAATTGGGAAGCGTTTTCAGTGTCTACGGAAGTGAATGGTGTTGAGTATTGTAAGAATGGTAATGATTTAGAGGATGTGAATAACAATGTACCTGACTGGTGTAATCATCATATGCAATGTAGTCCTAAGCACATGCGCCCTTACCCTATTCATAACGATGGTGGTAAGTTAATGACTATACTTGTACCCATTTATCCTGATGTGAATAATAGTACCATCTTTCATGGTGAGAATAGATTTAAGGTTGACACCACTGATGGTACTATGATACCTTGGAATATTAATGAGGCGTATATGTTCCGTTCGAGTAGTCATTCGTGGCATTCTTATGTAGGTGGTGACTCTGATAGATTTATTATGAACATAAACTTCTTTAACAACTTCTTCAAGAGATAAATAGTACTATGGCAACTCTATCGTATCCTGACTTAAGAAAACGAATGAACAATAAGAAGTTCATTGATAAGACCTTTGGGCGCAAAGGAGAAGATGGTGGTAATAACGAAAACAACTGGATGCATAAGACTGACGGTTTGTTCTTCTCTGAGTCTATAGAGATTGGTGGTGACTTGTATAAGAAGTTTAGACCTGACTTGTACGATAGATTGATATCTGCTGAGACTGGTAATAAGGCGAAGATATTTCTTAGAGGTAAAGGTAGTGATGGTAAGAGAGTAACAGTCAAACTCAGTGACATAGAAAAGTCTGCGGAGTTTGGTGGTCAAGGGAGTCAAGGTAACAAGGGTCACCAGTTTGAGGCGGAACTTGAGACTCGTTTAATTGAATGTCTCACAAGTCGTTGTTGTAGTGGTCAATATGCTAAAGAGTCGAAGAAGTTACTTGACCTTATATCTAAAGAACTTAACTCTCGCCCGACTAAGGCGAAACAGATGGGTGGTATGAATCAGTCTCGCCCTATTAAGTTCACTTCTGGTAAACCCTATATCGAACCTATGAGACCTGGCGACCATGGTGAGAAACTTACTGACATCACGGTCGAAATGTCTGGTAAACAAGATGCGTATCTATCGTTGAAGGCAGGTTCAACCTTAACCTTCATCAATGCAGGTGTAGCGAAAGATATATTTCTACAATCTGAAATACAGAATGGTCAAGTCAAGCGCCCAGCAGGGTTGGCGTTACTCAATGCATTTGGTATAGACAACAATAAGTTCTGTACAGTATTCAACTCTTATGTGAAAGATGGACCTCGTATAGGTCAAGCAGAAGATGTCACTAAACATGTACCCAAATCAACTCTATCTAAATTCATGCAAACAGCAATCGGTGCTAACTACTTCATGATACATGAACTCAATGGTAAAATATATTACTGGTGGGTAGGTGAGAAAGAGAATAAAGAATACGCTAATATATCAGGTAGTTCTATCAAAGTCTTCTACGGCGGTAAGAAAGGTAATGGTAAGAGAATAGATGTTGAGTTCTCTAATAAGTATTATGACTTCAAGATGAACATTCGTAATAAACAAGGTGGTCAATACCCCTCGCATATCATGTTAGACTATACATCTAAGTCTGCAATCAAAAAAGTAATACTATAAAAAAAGGGACATCAAGTCCCTTTTCTCAATCAAATCAATGACTTACGGATTCGCAACTAGAAACATCTGAGCGAAGTAATCGTTATCGATAGGACCATCTGTCTCATCAAAGAATAACAATGAACATTGTTTAGTCATGTCTCTGTAGTCATGTTGAAACGAAACATACTTCGCCTCTTCATCACCACCTGTACCACGCCATAGTGCTGGAAATAATGGTCTAACATTCTTCTCATACATCTCATTCAGTTCTTTGTTCTTTGCATGATTACATGCATAGTACTTACCTAACACAGCAGGCATCATTGGTAATACGAACTCGTCATATTCTTCTTCAATGAAGTGCATGAATGTCTCATACTTGTCTAGTGTACCATCGAACATCTTCTTAGTAAGTTCTTCGTGTTCATCATAGTTAAACTGAAAGAACTGAGGCATGAACTGAGTCGATTCTGATTCTGTCCAGTCTACTGCAAGATTGAGTGTCGCCCAATTGTTCTCAATGATTGACTTTCTATCTTCTTCAGATATGGTGTATGATGAGTGATTAGGATTACCTTTGTCTGGTAATGTAGAGAAGATGATACTATGACCTAGATTACGCCACTTGACTCTTGGGTGTATTACCATGACTTTATCATGTTCAGCATATCTGTCGTTTTTGAATACATGTTTGATTGCATGACTTGGGTGTGTATAGTCACTTGGAATCTCTTCACGAACCATACCTGATTCTACATTGGGATCCATACCCTCTTGGTCATTTGGACCTGTCCATGTAGGTTGAACTGCAATGAAGTCTGACTTCTCATAGTCGGTGAATACAGTTAGTTTACTGATTTGCATACCTTCATGCATTAATAGACGATTAGCGTCTAATGATAATTTTAGTTTGACAACATCCTCCGGTGTAGTTGTAGGGTCGTTTTTCAAACACACTGTAGCAATATTAAATGCCATTTTTCTATCTCCTCATTCGTGCCAAATCTTTGGCGTATTGTTTATCTTCTGCAAAAACTGGTACTAGGTTAGACTTATGCATAACACCAATACCAATTAGTTTTCTTTCACCTGAATATATAAGATTCTCTCTGCGTGGTGTTGGATTACCGACACATAGATTGTCACTTACATACGAAGGATATTCTTGTTTAATCATTTCAGACATCACTTGGTCATATTGAACTTGTTGTCTTGCGATTAACTCATTGTATTTAGTAGTTTTGGATTTGGTACTAAATGCTTTAGTCTTACGGCGTTTACCGTGAGGACCATACTTAATACTATTACCTAAATTCAAAAATGCCATGTACAACCATTATAATATATTATGCATTAATGCACAAGGGGTTTTATATAATACTTACCCACCCTGTGATTACATACTTATCATTTGATAGAGGTGGGTTACCTCTATGTATATGTGTCCACCCTGCTGGCCAGACCACAAATCTATTAAATCTTGGCGAAACTCTCTTTGACTGATATAAAAACTCTGTCTCACCGCCCTCATCTACATCATTGAGATACACCATGAATGCAAGTGCTGTTCTTACATCTTGCAGTTGATTAGTGTACTCACAATGCCATGAGTGATACCCTTCAGATGGTCTCGTCTTCTGCATCTTCAACTGACTTACATATAAGTCTTTGACTATACCTGAACCAACTAGTGGGTACTCTTCACCCCATTTGGGTATGATTTCATTGTTGACTATCTCACCCAACTCTTTAAGGGGTGCATTAATCATCGTGTCCATTGCACTCCAATATATTGAAGTGTCTTCACCTGTCCATTTACCTGCGTTTCTATGTCCGTCTGAAACTCTGTTCTTAGTTAGACCATGTTCTTCTGCGTTCTCGAATACTCTGATACAATCGTCTATTAGACTTGGGTCAAAACAGTCATCAATAGTCTTAATGTGGTCACCATGGTCTTTCCAGTTGTTCACATTATACTTGACTTCGTTGTTATCTTCGTTCATCGCCATTCTTCGTCTCTTGGTCTATTCTCACAATGCCAGTCGTGACTGCAATATGCATCACACCAGACATGTTCAACATGACCGTTATTCATCGGTGAGTGGTACTTCACTTCCTGTAGACTCAGAACTTTCTGACATTGACTGCATTTCGCTGTTGTCATCTGATCCGTCATCTTCTTCTCCTCTCAAATCGTTTTCATCACGCCCGAACCATACGAGTAGTACATATCTGTCGCCTTCATAGATAGGTTCTACACCATGCCACATTTGTGTTGAGTTGTTAAAGAAGGTACATGTACCTTCGTTGTTTGCAATTATATTACCTTCAACATTTAATTGACCACCTTTGTACTCATCGTTCAGTTGCATTATCATAGTACCAAAGTCGGTGTCTTCTGCAATGTCTTTATGAAACGGAAACATAGAGTCTTGACCATAGTGTACAATCTGCATATATGTGATTGTCTCAAAATCAGGATGTTCTGGTATAAGATGTTCGAACACATCTAGACAAGCATTAAACTCTTTTGAACCAGATGCAACAGTCATATGAATCTTATTCATATCTGCCTGGTACTTGTAAGATAGATTATGTTCTATGATTTTATCACTAGGAATTACTTCACTGTTGTCAGGATTATAATGAGTATCGTCATCTATGGCGCAACTATTGAATTGTTCCATGATATGGTCAACACCTGCTTCATTAATGATTCTAGGTAATGTAGTTATGAAGTCTGTATGTCTCTCTATCTCAAACTGTTCGCCTGAGTATTTGTCTTCTATTACTTCTTTGTTATTCTCTTCTTCTGCACCACCCAGTTTTGGTTCTGAATATGTACCCATGTTAATTGCCATTGTTATTCCCTCCTGTGGGATGAAAGAAGGTCACTTGTGTGAATCTCCAATTGTTCTTGTATTTATTATAATCATTAATCCAAGCACCATGCATGTGATTACCTGGAAAGATAACACATCTATTAAACTTTGCAGGTATTACTCTTCGTACATTGAATCTCTCTTCGACAGGATATAATAACTCCATGTCTTCATCGTTAGTAATCCATTCACCGTCATATACCGCAGTGCCACCATCGTCTTGTTTGTCCATGAACACTAACATATTGAGTGTCGCACAATTGTCTGGTGTATCTAGTCTACTGTCAATATGTGGGTAATGTTGCATGTCTGGTTTAAAGTCTTCTATAGTTTGAAAACAATTGAACTCATATAGTCGTGACCAATCGTACTCGCCTTTCCAGTAATACTGACGACATACATCTAATAGTCGTTGATGTTCCATTTCATATAGTCTTGTAGGGTGCCCCACCTTGTCTACGATTCTGCAATCAAGATAGTCGATACCATTTTTAGTAGGTGACTCTGTATTATATTTCCACATTGGGTAATCTCTGTTCGTAATGTGTTGATATAAATCTTCTGCATTCTCATAGAAGTCATCTATGGTCAAAACGAACCCATCAAATGTGGCGTCAGCGAATGACCCCTTCATCTTGTAAAGTTCATCTAGTATAATTGGTTTACTCATTGTGTAAAACTCCGTAATCAAATGGGTCGCCGTGATGATATGACCCTAAATCTTCTGCATGTTGTAAATTGAAAGATATTGATATTCTTTCGTAATCTTTTATCTTACCTGTTAATCCTTTTCCTCGTGACCTACCCTGTGGCACTGCATGGACCATGTACGATGGCCACAATAAGAAGTCACCTGTTTCTGCATAAAATGACATTTCAGTCTGACCACCTTCATTACCTAGATAGGTAAATTGACCATCTTCATGATGTCCATCACTGGCGCCATGACCAAATATCGAACTCATGTTAGGATTGTAAAATGTAATTGGTTCTGAATTAGAATCTGTAGAGACATAGTAAGTACCAGATAGTCTAGACTTGACATGATTATGAACATTATGGGAGTGTGGTTCATTATATACATTCACCCATGCAAATAGGTGAATGTCATGTCGAGATATTCCAGACACATTGAAATCCCACATTTTTCTTATGAAAGATATATAAGTATCTTTCATCTGATTTGCAAAGTCTGGATACCATGGTTGATTATGGGTCTCTTCTCTTGCATCATTATCGAAGTAGGTTGTGTATTCCGTTTCTGTATTACCCTTTGGTATTTTACCTACTACATCTCTACAGTGTTCAGCGACAATTTCGTGATTGAGGTTTGCCTTACCTTGAAACATAGGTGTAGGGAAGATTTGTTTGTAATCTCCTCTACACGGTGAATATGTATTGTTTAGACTATTTGTCTTTATCGGTCTCATTAGGTGTTGTCACTTCTCTATAATATACTACTACTTCACCAAGTTGTTTGATGTATCGTTTTAATTCTTGCATGTCTTCTGCCATGACTTTGTAGTCGCCAACAGTAGTTGCAACGAAGACGATTTCTCCGTTATTCATATCTTTGATTTCATCTAAGAATCTATCTAGATATGTGTACCCTTCTGGCCAATCTGGATTCTCTCTTTCTGATAAGTCACATGATTTAGGTCTAGTTAATTGATGTGTACCATCTTCTTTGACAATGTGTTCACCATTCGCATCAAGTTTCATAACTTGATTACATCGATTGACGATTCGTGCCTCTGATACGACATACCATTTTGGTGCAGTTAGTTCTACCGGTCTAGGTAGTGCAGGTTGCATGATTTCTATCTCAATAGGTTTACTGACTATCTCTACTGTCTTAGTAGGTATCAGTGAACAACTACTCAGGAGTATCAGCGCCGATATTGTAAAGTATCTTTGTATCATCTTCTAGTCCCTCCATAACTCCTTCACTTGCATTGTTGAATCTCAATTCAATCATACCTGGTCTCTTAAGTGCAAGTAGGTCAAGATTGTGTCTAGCGAATATCTGTAGATACTCTGCCTTCTCTTGTTCTATTTGTGCGTTGACTCGTGACATGTTCATAAGTGCCTTACCTTGTTTCTCGTAAGACTCTTTCATGGCGGTCATCGCCTGTTTCTGTTCTTCTACTGCGTACTCTAACTTAGCGTTATTGTCTTTCAGTGTGATATTCTCATTGTAGAGATAATAACCACCTAGACCCAGCACGAGTATTATTGCTATGAAAAATTGATTCATAATTTACTCCCTATTATATAACTAAAAGTATGATTGCAAACACGAAGAACATAAATATGAGTTGTTCTCTATTTGGTCTTTCTGGTTCCATACTTATACTCGTAATCTTCTATGATAAAGTTCAGACCACCTGAACTTCTATACTCAACTACTTTATTCTCTTCATCTCTAAACTTGAGATGTTTCTCTTTCTGTACAATGATTTTCTTGGCGATAAATGTTCTATCGTCTGAATCACCATATACACTATTAAACGAAACAGTAACAAAGTATCTCTTAGTAAAGAGCGTTTTGATGCTCTCATAGATATACCGTGTTATTTTCTTGGTGTTATTCCACACCCTTCTTAATCTGTTCATACTAGTATTTAGTCGTTATTTCTTAACAACTTTAATTGTTGTATGGTATCTCTTGCACTGATATGTGTAATACCGATACCACCTGCATCGTTCCATGCATCAATGTTCTTCTGTCTGTCGTCAATCAACACACTACCCTCATAGGCGTATGCCGCCTTCTGAGTACCAGTGAAGGTACAAGTGACTGGCACTGTAGGGTCAACATATCTCTTAATCCATTCGTTCTTGTCATGCACTACTAGATGTCTGTTCACCTCACCGGCGGCAGTCAATATCTCCCACGGTACTTCACAATGTCTGACATATGCAAGTAAGTCATACATGTCGACCATTGGGGGTAAGTTTGCGAATAATCTTTTGTTTGTTAGTTCTTCTTTTCTATCGTCATATGTAGAATGTCCTTCTGCATCATTCGTAAGTGGTTCACCCAAATACTGAGGCATTTCTACACCTCTCAAGAAGTCTGCAAGAACTCCGTCCATATCAATAAAAACTCTTTTTACTTTTCCTTTCATCATGGTAGGATTATAACCGTTTCCTGTGGTCATTGTCAAGTGTTTTCTCAAGTAAATATGCCTCATTTTCGTTTATTTTATCGCCGTTTAAGACTTGTCTGACATGCACCATTTCATGTGCAAGTGTGATGTATCGTTCTTTGTTTAGTTTCACATATATGTTGATATATGGTGTGTTGTCTAGTTCTCGTGGGTGTTCGATTAACCCTTGTTGAGGAAATGATGGTGGTAATCGTTTAATAGATATAATCGCAGGCATCTCACTGATACCCAGCGTATTCGCATACTCTACTGCCTTGTCTAACAATAGATTATTCTTGCAGTAAATCTCCATCGTCTAGTTTCTTTTCGCCTATTACTTCATTCCAAAAATTGTCAAATGATTTCTTCTTACCATCTAACACCACAAAAGGTAACTCCCATTCTTGGGCGTTGTGAAAGTCTGACCCCTTTGTGTATATTCTCACCTCATTTACCATTTTGTCTAGAGTATTACAGATGTGTTTATATCTTTCTGATATAACATCTTGTTCGTTTTCTGGTGGTAAAAATAGGTGAATTGTTCTCATGCCTTATGCCACTCTAGTAGTTCTGTATACCCACCAATTGACTCTTCGTCTATTCTAATCTGAGGAAATGTTCTTGCAGTTGGAAATGTGTTCATCATCTCTTCTCTGTCAAAGTCTGTACCGAGTGACTTGTATACATAGTCGTACCCTTGTTCTTCACATAATCTCTTCGCCATGTCACAATATGGACATTGTGGTTTTCCGTATATTTCAATCATTTTAACTCCTTTTGTATAAATTTACCTATAATCTGTATGTCTGCATCTGATAACATTCCTGCTTGACCCCACATCATAGCACTTTGTGAACCTATCTTCTCTTTGTTCTTGTAAGAAATTAGTCTACCACTTATGTAGTCTGCTGTCTGACCAGCAAGTTTAGGTCCTATACCACCACCGCCATCTGGTCCATGACATGCACCGCAACCTGCCCATGTTCCTCTTATAGTTTCAAACTCATCGACTATACCTGATTCTGCTTTCGCTATCGCTATTTCTTTTTTCTTTTGTATTTGTTCTGCAACATTTCCATTCAATTCTATATACTCTGCATAACACATACCAGTACATGAACTTGTATTTGGGTGATTTTTGTATTCGATATCAGGATATATCATAGTAGTAAAGAATACTACAAAGATAAAACACCCTACTAACACCATTCCCAATTCTCTCATAGTATATAATCCTTTCTTGATGACTTTGCGGTGTACATCTTACCAGTCTTTCTACCATAGTAAGGTTCTTTCTCTACACCCTTGGTGCCTTCATCAAAGAATATAAATGTGACTAGTGATACTAGGGCGAACCATATTATCATGATTATTATTACTGCATCCATTATAATGTAAAATTGTCAAATGTGTTATCATCGACATCTTGTTTAATACCACCAATGACATAAGATTCAATCTCTGTCTCTTGGGGTGCGTTTTGTAATCCTCTACTGTTAAACCAATGTTTCGTCCATGGTAGTGGGTTGTTAGCAGATGAGACATTAAAGATTGGGTCTAAACCAATCGCCCTAAGTCTCTTGTTGCAAATGTATTCTATGTAATTACCAAGTAGTGGTACTGATAGACCAATCATTGAACCCTCTTTGAATAAGAACTCTGCCCATTCTTTCTCTTGGGCGACTGCATCTCTATACATGTCATATACTTCTGACTCACAATCTTTCATCACTTTAGTCATCATAGAATCATTCTCTTGATTCTTATAACACTTCAGTATGTGTTGAGTGATTGCAAGATGTTGTGCCTCGTCTCTGGCGATGAATGATATTATCTTTGCACTGCCTTCCATAGTCTTAAGTTCACCGAATGCGAACGAACATGCAAACGATACGAAGAATCTTACACCCTCTAGTATGTTTACTGATATCAATGCAAGGTACAATGACTTGTACAACTCGTATTCATCTACTTTTAGACCTAATAGTCTTCTACGACCCAACTCAATGAACTTGTCGTATTTCTCTGTCACCATCTCTGCTCTCTTAACAATTGCAGGTTCATCTATAATCGTGTCAAATATGTCACTAGGGTTACTATAGATGTTCTTTATAATGTGGGTGTAACTTCGTGAATGTATTGTTTCCATGAAATCCCATGTGATGATACACGACTCAAGTTCTGGTATAGTGACAAAGGGTAGAAATGCTATTGATGGCGCCCTACCTTGAACACTATCGAGCAGTGTTTGATATCTCAAGTTAGAGGTAAAGATATGTTTTTGTGCATCATTAAGTTGTGCGTAATCATTACGGTCTTTCTGTAATGATACCTCTTCTGGTCTCCAGAAGAATCCTAACTGAGTCTGAGTTAGTTTATCAAATATAGGGTACTTAAACTCATCGAATCTTTGTGTGTTTAGTTCTTCGCCAAAGAATATCTTGTTCTTTGTAAAGTCTATGTTTTTCTTGTTAAATACCGTCATTTTCTTTTACTCTCTATTAGTACTAAATCATCGTAATCATTCACGAATTGCCCATAATCTGTAGCGTAGTATTTATCATTAAATGACTTTGCCATGTCGCTCTGATTTGTTTGTGTTTCGTTATCGTCTGACCATCTATTTGGTCTGCCGTCTAATTGTAATGCAACTTGCGTGTCATCTTTACCATAGTAGAAATCTGGTATTGAGTTCATTTTTGAATCTCTATTGACAAAATGCGTGAATAGATGATAACTGTAGTCGCCTAGAAATCTATCTCGCCAGTGTGGTATATTAGGACCTTGATACAATAGTATATCACCTGGTTCTAAGTTCACTGGTATGCAACTATTCTTTAATCGTTGTCTATGATTCATATCTTGTGATTCATTCTTACATATCTCTGCATCTACGCCTGCATAGTTCTTATCGTTTCTCAACCATATTGTCCATGGTGTCTGGTCATCTGTCCTATAGTCTAAACATAATGTTGCACTCACCTCACACGAAGGTCTATCTGTATGTGAACCTAGATATGCACCTCTATGATATTTTCTAGTGTATGAATATGACTCTACTAGGTTCATGTCAAAACAATCTTCTAGTTTATTATGAATGTAATGTGACAATGCATTACCCCATGGCGAACAATACTTACCAGAAGACTTACCTATTGAATCAATAGGGTTCTTGTAAGTAATATCTTTGTTTTCTACAGATGTATCTGTACCCAATTCTTCATGAGATTTCCATATGTCCATTGCAAATGTAATCATATGTTTAGGTAAGAAATCTTTGAGAACAACATAACGATTCTTCATGAATTGCCATGTTATGGGGTTAGTTGTACCTCTTAAACTTCCTTTCACTTCAGGTTCATGTTCTTTACCACGAAATTGATAGATGCCGTGGTGGGGTCTAGTGGGTACAACTTTATAGTCTACAGTCTTTTCATCATATGGCACAGGCATCGCAGTCTTCATCTCCTTCAATTTGTGTTGGTGCAAGTTCGTCTGCAATAACATCTTCAACTTTTCCATCCATGGTGTTCTGGTAGTATGATGTCTTCCAACCATACTTATAAGTATTCAGTAAGTCTTTTGCCATGACTGATACTGGTACTTCATTGTTAGGGTATTGTTCTGGATTATATGACCAGTTACCACTAATGCCTTGGTCAAAGAACTTCTGCATCACTGCAACTATATTGATATAACCAGTGTTGTCTGGCATATCCCATAGCAATGTGTATGCACTCTTAAGAGTAGAATACTGAGGCACTATCTGTTTCAGTGTACCTTTCTTACTCTTCTTAACTGAGAGATGGTCTCTAGGTGGTTCAATACCATTAGTCGCATTACATACAACAGATGATGATTCACTTGGCATTTGCGCCGTTAGTGTTGAATGTCTTAAACCATGAGTCAATATCTCTGCTCTTAAGTATTCCCAGTCTCTAGTATACACTGGTTTGACAATATCATCAACCTCTTTTTTGTAATGGTCAATAGGTAGTAATCCTTGGGCGTACTTAGTTCTATCGAAGTAGTCACATGCACCTTTCTCTTTTGCAAGTTGATTAGATGCTCGTAGCAAGTAGTATTGAAATCTCTCTGTAAGGTCATGAACTAATTGCCATGCTTCTGGATCCGAATACTTGACTCTATGTTTTGCAAGGTAATGTGCAAGACCAATGTACCCTATACCTAGACTTCTTCTTGCAAGTGTCGACATCTCGGCCGCCTTCACTGGATATTCTTGATAATCAATCAGTTCTTCTAGACCTCTCACTGCAAGTTCACATATGTCTTGCATCTCATCATCTTTGATAACACCAACATTGACAGCACTTAATATACAAAGTGCTATCTCGCCACCATGGTCATCAATATGGTCAATTGGGTCTGTTGGTAATGTTATCTCTTGACATAGATTACTCATGTTCACTTTGTCTGTAAATGAACTATGACTATTGCAGTGGTCAATATTCATGATGTAAATACGGCCAGTCTCCGCTCGTTCTTTTAATAAATCTGTTATGAGTTCTCTTGCACTCACTTTTTGTTTTGGTATTGAGTATGCATTCTCATACTTCTCATAGAGTTCATCAAACCCTGGTGTACCAAATGCCTCGTATAAACCAGGCACATTATGAGGACTAAACAATGTAATCTCTTGATTGTTTAGAAATCTCTTATAGAATAACTCTGACAACTGAATAGAATAGTCTAACTTTCTTACTCTGTTGTCTTCAGTACCCTTGTTGTTCTTTAAGACAATAATGTCTTCTATTTCTTGATGCCAGATAGGGAAATGAACTGTTGCACTTCCACCCCTTACACCATTCTGAGTGCAACATCTTACTGTTGACTCAAACTTCTTCAGAAATGGTATAACACCAGTGTGTTGTACTTCACCCCCTCGAATCTTTGCACCCAAACCTCTGATGCGACCTGCATTGATACCAATACCTGCCCTTTGGGCGACATATCTACCAATCGCCATGTCTGATGCGAACAATGAGTCTAATGAATCATCTGTATCAACTAGTACACATGATGCGAACTGTTTCAGTGGTGTTCTAACACCCGCCATAACTGGTGTAGGTATGTTAATCTTAAACATACTCACTGCATCATAGTATCTTCTTACATACAATAATCTGTCGTCTGCATCATAGTTCTGAAATAATGTCATTGCAATCAACATGTACATGAACTGAGGTGTCTCAAACAATGTGCCTGTTGACCTGTCTTGTACTAGATACTTGTCTACTACTTGTTGTAGACCTGCATAGGTGAAGTCAAAGTCTCTACTATGTCTCATGTAAGAGTTTAGTTTCTTCAACTCTTTATCTGAGTATTTCTCTACTAGGTCTTTCGTGTATAGACCCCTATCAATATTTCTCTGTATCAAGTCTTGTAGTGGTGGATATATCTCTGAGTCTTTCCACTTAGTATTCAATACTTGTTTCTGTATACCAAATAGTAACAGTCTGGCTGCAACGAATTGGTAGTTTGGGTTCTCAAGTGATATCAAATCACTTGCACTCTTAACTAAAATCTTTTGTATCTCTTGGGTAGTGATACCATCAAAGAACTGAAGACCTGAGTTCATCTCTACAGATGACTCTGATACACCGTTGATGCCTCTACAAGACTTCTCAACCATTCTATGTATCTTATCTAGTTCTATCGGTGCCTTAGTACCGTCACTCTTTATAACATTTATTTCCGAATTCATATTTTCTTATACTCCATCAATTGTAATTTCGCTGAGAGACCGTAAACAGTATTACGATTGATGATTTCAACAATTTCACTTTCACTTAAACCACTCATTACCATATCATTAATATCTTTGCAACCCTCTATTCTTCTATCGTTCCATATACAAACTTTATAACCTAAGTCGATTACTTCATCAATCTTTTTGATTATTTCTTTGTTTCTAGGTTCGTTATCATATATTAGTATTGCATTGTCTTTTATATCATCTTGTATCTTCTTAAAATCACTACCTGCAACTGCGATACTATTCGGTAGGAATAGACTATCTATTGGTCCCTCAGTGACATAGATAGTTTTAGTCTTGTCCACTTTGTTAAGGTTAAAGATAAGTGGCACATCATCTCTGAATCTCATGGTCATGTATCTCAAAGGCGAGTCGTTTATTGCACGACCTGATACACCAATCAATTCGCCACTCTCGTTATAGAATGGCAACACAATTCTAGGGTCTTTACCCAACACCCTATTCTTATACTTATCAGATAAAAATGATAATGACTGCGCCGATTGTACGAACCAGAGGTCTGTCATGGCAGTTTCTGGCAATTGTCTATTCAGTAGATATTGCTTTGCGACTGTATTCTCTAAAACAGGAAAGGCGATTGCCTTTAGACTGTTCTCTTTTTTATCTTCACTCTTATTTAGAGAATCCGTTCGTGGGGTAAACTTAAAAGCGTTCGCTGAAAGCATTTTTCTTTTAGGTTTTTGACCTTTTTCAGTCAACCATTCTTTCATGTATTCTTTATGAATTGATGGCCAATGGTCTTTGATGAAATTTATCGAAGATGTTGACTTACCACAATTGTGACATTTGAATATTAGTGATTGGTCTTTGACAAAATGAAATGCTCTGGCTTTGTATACATTCTTCTGCGAATCACCACAGTAATTGCACCTGTGATTCATCGTGTTCTCGTTTGTCCACTTGGCACGGTCTAGATAGACCATAACCATCGACAAGTATTTTCGCTCTAACCATAACATATACTACTTATTATACAGTAGTTATGGTCAAATTACTAGTCGGTTTTGATGATTTTAGGAACTTTCTTTTTGGGTACTTGAATGACATATCTATTTTCTACAACTTTAGGTTTGTCTTTCTCAATCTTACGAGATATAAGACTTGCTGATGTTATCAATAGTAATATCGCAAGGGGGTCAAAAACGAATATGAGTGCAAAAATCACCCACCGGACAGCGTTGTCAAGGTACTTGACAGACTCTTCTTGACCATATATAACTTCTGCAACATACTTGATTGGACCAATCTCACCTTCTTGCATTAGTTGTTCTCTTTTGAGAGGCATTAATTGTTCGTTGTATTCGACCACTTGGTCTATTATAACATCCATTTCTTCTGCAATCAAGTCCCTTTCTTCTTTTTGTCTACGGTCAATGTAGTTTCTGTCTTGAGGTCTTGCAGTACTAATAACTAAATCTAACCCTTCTAGTCGTGTCTCTAGTCTTTCTAGTTTACCCTCTTCACCATCTATTCTCTTCTCTATGATTGACATCTCAAGTGAATACGAATCACCCTTAAGTGTCTGGTCTATGTTCGCCTTTGATAAGAACCCAAAGATACCCAATGATGTAATTAACATCAATACAAACACTGATAGGGTCAGATAATACTTCATGTAGTTGAGTCTATCCCAAAATAGGTGTAGATAGGCGGCAGTGACTATTTTACCAAACTCTAATACACCAGTCATGATTACGACTGATAACCATTGACCAGCGAATATTGTTGCAAGTCCAATGACTGAGAAATAGGCGGCAATGCCTGCAATTACAAGAGAGGTACCTAGGGCTAAATAGTTTAAGAATTTTTCCATAATTTACTTAGAGTATCTTTTCAAAAGACCAAAAATCTTCTTAGAGTCTTCTTTGTTCTTTTTTAGATACTTGTTTCTACTTCTTACTAAAGGTGTATCTGTTGACACAGCACTGCCTGTAGCATTCACTGGTGCATCTTCTGATAATCCATCTTTAAGATACTTTGCACTTTCATCTGCAAGTTTGATACCTGCGTTGTAGTCACTTGGGTAATGCAATCCCGCCTGAACTCTTCCCCATGCACATATATCAGCCATGTCTCTGAGATTACCCTCATGTTCTGGATGTTTCTTAGCATAGTAATTTGCAACTAGATATGGTTGCATTGAATGACCTGATGGATATGACGGTGAGTTTGCCGTACCTGTTTTCCATTTGTTGACTTTCATACCTAGTTTCTCTGCAACTTGATATGGTCTAGGTCTATTGTATTGATTCTTAAAGTGTCTGATTACTGGTGTACATTGGTCTACAATGTAATCCATATAATTCTCATCGAATTCTATGTCGACTTCTTCCATGTACTCTTTGATATAGTAACATGGGTCTTCTGCACAATTTATGTATTTTTGTTTAGTCTCGTCATTTGCACCATCTGATTGTTTGATGACTTCTTCTATCTCTGACTTGACTATCTTAGATGTATTTGTTGGTGGAGGTGTGAGTTCTATATCTTTCCAACCGTCTTCGAATATCTCTATATTCTCGTACTTTACTCGTTTTAGTTTCTTCGGTTTATCGAATACGAGAGTGTCTATAGACTCTAATACTTCTCTAATATACATCTTCTGCGGTCAATAGGATTCTATCTTCTCCTATGTACCCCTCATATATTAGAACACCATACCCAATACTATGTTCTTCTATATTGGTGACTTGTGTTTTTTCTGCATAGATTTTGATTTCTTCATTCTCATCAAAGTTTTGTTTGATTTGCGTTCTTAGATAATACTCGTCTTGAAGTTTGATTTTACCGACATGTTGCGCCTCGTCAATCATCTCTGGTGAGAATACATCTTCGTCTTTGAGTAGTCTATAGAAGTCTTCATACAACTGGTCTGCCTGTTCTGCATCTAAGTTAGTATGTTCTTTGAGTAAACCTAGTGCGACTGCATATGATGCCAATTGTGATTTACCACCTGGTAGTTTTCTAATTAGTTTCTTTAGATTGAATACGAGTCTATGTAAAGGTGTAAGGGCGTTCTTCTCTTCTTTAGACTTAGGGTTGTTTGGTAGTTTCTGATTGGGGTTGTTAGGGTCTGTTATAAACTTAACACGAACACCATTCTGGTCAATGAACCCAAACTTATACGCAGGAGTCTTCTCAAAAGGTGTTGTCAACATCTTGAGCATCCTGAATACGATTAAACTGTCTATTACTCTTCCGACCATATATCTATTTATGCAATCTGAATGACTACAATTCTCTCAATCTGTTTGCGAGTTTATCATCTATAGGGTGGTCTATCAACCAACCCTCTTCTATGAGTCCTAGATACAACAACATGGTCTTGATAGATGCCCAATGGTCATTATCTTTAATCTTAAAAGATAACATTCTCATACATGCCTCGTACCCAAATACATTGAATAGACATATAATATGATTCAACATCAATCTCTCTCTCATCTCACCATTCTCGTGGTATCGATGTAGTAATCGTTTTAGATATCTGAATCTGCGTAAGTCTTCATTGAAATCCTCAATGTCTTGACATTGTGGGTCATCATAATGCTTTTGTGCAAAGGCGTTAAAGTTTTTGGCTGTGATTTTGTCAAAGAGACTCATAATATAATATTTTGTTTAGTTGTTGTCTACTAGTATATTTAGTAGACATAACTAAGAGGTTAATCTAAACGATTGAACCGTAAACTTTGAACGAACCAGTTTCTAGTTGTTCATATTTAACTTTGAGAGAGATATTCTTCTCTTCTTTCTCAACTTCGTCAAAAGGTGTGTCAACTGACTTACCAAATACACCACCAAACTGAGTAAACTCTAAGTTTAATTCGCCTGAACCAGAGAACTCTTCGTCTTGTACTACGCCATGTCCTTCTGTTTGAACTTTCTTATGTAAACCCATTTGAGATAGTTTTGATTCCATCTGTTGAATAGCAGCCATAGGGTTCATGAACTCTGATACTGCAACATGACCCAACACTGCGTTAAGTTTGTTCTTAACTGATTGTGAGTCTATGTCATAAGGTACTGTTGAGTCTAACCCAAAGTCACCACCTAAATTTTCTGTTAAATATTCGTTAAATGTTTTCATATTTTTTCCTAACTTGATGTTGCAACACCAACACCCAATATTTCGGCGCTAGCGGCAAAGATTTCATCTGATGCAAGTTTATATACTACTTCAGTACCAGATGCCTTTAAAGTAAATGTACCTATTAGTACATTTGCACTGGTCTCGACTGATATTAATCTATCAGTCGTTCCAGAATTCACTAGTCTTACACATGATGAAGACCCGAAGTTTGAACCATTATTTGTGGATGTACCACAAGCTGCTTCAGTTCCTAATACTTTTATTTTCATAATCTATTCCTTTAATTAAGCAACTACTGTTACTGTACCAGCGGCAGTACCAATTCCTGCGACACTAGTGATTGTTGAAACTGTAGAAGTTCCTTTATCTTTAATAGTACCACCATTTAAACTCATTGGGTTAGTGCCAACTGAAAGAACATCGTTTTCGTTAGTAGCGGCGTTTGCAGCTCCAATAACTAGTGAGAATGTTAATTCGTTAGTGCCTGAACCTGATGCATATGAAAGTGCATGTGGGCCACGACCTGAACCTGTTCCTTGGTTTCCGTTAGTAACGGATAGTTGAGGTGTTCCAGTAACATCAACTGCCTCGTTGAATAATGCCTTAACTGAGAGTGTAAACCCAGCAGACTTATCAGCGGCAGTAGTTACCCATGAAAGTTTAGTGATATCAGCAGCGCCAAGTTTAGTCGTTAGACTTCTCATTGCAACTAGTCGTTCTGTTAGTGTTCTTGAACCAACTGATTTAGAAAGTTCCCAACCACCTGCTGTGGCTTGGCACTTGTCTTTTTCAGCAGTACTCAAGTAATTTGGTTTTGACTCAGAACCTGATGTGTGTCCCCATAATGCCATTTTAATTTCCTCTTTGTGTTTTAACCAGCAACTTTTAGTATCGCATTGAATGTTTTACTAAAAGTATTTGTATCTTTCTGTAATAGTTGTAAGTATTTAGTTCGAATTGGCGCTCTAACCTTCATTAAAGTGTCATGAACTTTGACTGCATCTGCATTCTTAATCTTAATCTTCTTCATATCATCTGTTCTGACTTCACCATCCTTGGTTCCGTCTTTGAATTTACGAAGTTGAATCAACATTGTAGCGTCAGGTCTGTTTTGAACTCCTGTCGCCTTTGATTGCATTGCATCTAAGGCACGATTGAAGACTTCATCTTCAGATGCCTCTGCATACTTACCCTTTGCCATATTAGATATCTTATCTATTTTGGCTTTCAAATCTTTCTCGTTCTTTGATTGTGCAACAGCACGAGCGATTTTCTTATTTCCTGCATCTGACATCATACCAAAGTCAGCAATCTTTTCCATTACTTGTTTGACATTTCTTGACGCCTCTACTGCATCCATAATTTGTTTCTTGGCGTAACCCAACTTCTTTAATTTCTCTTTAAAGATTTTAGTTCTGCCGTCTGATACTTTGATAACATCCATTAGTCAGCGACCTTTCCACTCTCAATAGCATCAACATATTCGTCTAAAGCTCTTCTAGCGTCTACAATACCATCATTGCATTTTCTGAGATAGAGGGATTTACCATTTTGTAATTTGTTCATACTTTTGTATGCACTCTCTAGCATTTTATCAAGTTTCCTAACATCTCTTAATTCGGGGTTAGGTCTAAATGCTTCTCCTAACTCTACCTTTGTGTTTTCTTCTGTAAGTTCGACAAATGATTTTAAATTCATGTTATTTCTCGTCAAAATGTTTGATTGTTGAAGGGTCACCATATGATGATTTGCCTCTTGCAATTGCATCAAAGTCTCTAAGTTTCTTCTTAGTTCCACTCATAACGATTACTGTATCATCTCTACCTTTGTTCATAGTAATCTTTAGACCCATCATTTTAGCAGACTGATTGAATTTTTGTTCTTCAGGTCTCTGCATCTTCTTAACTCTGTAAGTAATCATCTCTTCTTCTATTGAGTTTGTCCACTCATCTACTAGATGTTTGTATGTGTCAAATTGATTTGATTCTGAAGCATCTGATGAACTATCGTGTTTTTTACCATGTTCAGCGTCTTTATGTTTTCTTAGAGCAAGGGTCTTTTTTTGTTTTTCTAGTCGTTTAAGATTCTTTTCTCTTTCTGACTTTGCGAATTCTTTAGACTTATCTGTTGGTTTCATTTTTCTTAGATTGTGTTCTCTCTCTTTCTTCAACAAATCTTTCTGTCTATCAGTCATGTCACTCTGAGATTTCTTTTTCCATTCTGAACCATCATCGTCTTCTTTTAAGTCTTCTTCCCACATATTTCTATATGTGTCCATTACTGATTTGATAGCCATGCCTTTGGCCTCTTCGTGTTCTTTGTAGTCTACTTCGTCTGTCATGTACCCAGCGAACTTACCTTTCTGGATGGTGTTCTTCTTAATGATGTTAGATAGTTTATCTTTCTTCTGAAGAAGTTTCTTTGCCTTCATTCTGTCGTGGTACATAAATGTATATGTTTTACCATCTTTCTCATCTTTAACTGAGTAACCAGTAGCAGTCATCTTAGTGACTTTACCTTGTCTCTTATTACCTTGTTTAGGTTCATAGAAATCTACACCTGTACCAGTTTTGATATCTTTCTTACCCTCTGCACCCATACCATGTTGTGCGAGTTTTCTATAGTTTTCTTGAATTGGTGAATTGAATGTTTCTTCTGCAAGTTTATCCCAACCACCACCGTGGTCTTCTGCGGTCTTTAGTTTACTTAATGCAACATATAGAGGTTGTAAGTCCTTACCATCATCATAATCGGTTGTTTTACTGTAAGATTTGTCAATCATAAGACCGACTTTGTATGCACTCGAACCTTCCATTGGTGTTGAGTAAACTGGTTTTTGTTTGATTTTGTTTTTCTTACAGTATGCATCAATCATATCTGTTGCTTTAATGAAGTCTTTCTTATTCTCTTCTGAAGTGATTCTGTCTCCTTTACCACCTCTGAATTGAATGTAGAAGTCTACACATCTAGGATACTGTTTGTCACTGTAAGGTTTAAACTTTTCTGATAAGTCGTTAAGGTCATCTCTGAATGTTTCTTCGTTTGCATATCGTAATGCGTTCTGAACTTCTTTTGCCTTGAGAATAGCATCACCAAAGAACTTCTTGATTTCTTTAGATGCGATATCCATAGCACCACCCATATCAAGTGCAACTTCTACTGCTTTCTTGATATCGCCTGGTTTTACTTTGTTTCTTCTGAAATATGTAGATACTTCTCTACCAGTCAATTTCATCTTACCATAAGGACCTAAAGGATTTACTTTTCCATCCTTGTCTAGTATTGTCTTTGCCTCTTGAAATAGATTCATGAGTTACTTCCTATGATACTGAGTTAATTATTTTCTTGACTGTTTCGAAACCATACTTATTGATAAGTACATTGAAATCTTCTTTCATTGCCTTTAAATCTTTTAGATTACCACGATATTTGATTTTG